TCCGCGCTGGAATTATATATAAGTAACTCCCCATTCGCTGTCGACCCATTCGATTCGACGTCGTGTAGGTCACGGAGCCGGCGACCCGTATCCCACCTCACCATCACGATGCCGTTATTCTTTACAGAAACCACTGCGGCGACAGGCAGTTTTAAATTGGGTGCCTGAGGTTCGAATTTAGTGAAACCTCCCGGAGTAGCAGGATCGCACCAGAGGATGTCGCCCTCGGCCCATTGACCGTCTACACCGCCCTCATCGATATCAGTGTCGACTCCTTTTACCTCGCCAAACGACCGCACATAGCCGTCAGCACCAGCCGCTATGGTCTGTGCGGCCACACCGAAGAACACGTAGCCGGGGTAGGTTCCGTCAGACACCATCGGCGCGATGTATAGCCTGCCGCTATTTCCATCGGTCTCTCCGGTAAACATCACTGCGGTACCTTTGGTGATCGTACTCGCCGTACCATTGCGGCACAGGGTAATGATGTCTTGTCCCAGCGGACTTATTACGTCGTTAAGTAGACCGATGTCTAGGGTTCCCTTATCCGTATTCCACCCTACCTGCTGCGAGGTAGTGGGTTCCGCAGCACCGATGGAGATTAAGGTGTCAAAAGTAGCGATGCCGGTAACATCGAGAGTGCCGGGAATATCGACATTGTCTGTCCACTCTACACCGACGCCTGCGGCGTCCGTCTGAAGAAGTTGCCTGGCAGCGCCAGGGGAAAACAGAATTCCCGTATTCACCCACTCCGTGGATGATGCGTCCCAGTACCGGATTACCGGAGAAGCCTCCGAGGTGTCGATCCACAGTTCCCCGTTCGACAAGTCGGTATAATTCACTGGACTGGGCTCAGTGTCACTGACATATGCCGGTCCGATTTTTCTTACATACCCTAGCGTGTCTCGGACAAAAACACCGACAGTGTCGGTATGATAATTGACTGCGATCTCGCCGTCGAGAATGTCGGTCGACAGTGGACGCTTTTCAAATACCGCGCTGCGTATATGTCTATAGCTATCTCTGTTCATTAATATACCCCTCCGTCTAGGTTATAAAAAGTACTTGTATCCGATCTCACTGCATCTTCGAAGAAGTCGACTACATAGGACTGGAGGTAGGAGAAAGGTAAGGCGTCGGATGCGAGAACGGGATTGGCGACACCAGTGATTCGCTTACCAGAAACGTTTAAAGCAATCCCGCCATTAGAAATTAATCTCCCCACGGTGAGCAAGTTTTCAAACGTGACCGACCCCGAGTTGCTAACATAGCCGATGGTGTCGCTGGTATCATCAAGCCACTGGGTAACTATCGCATTGGTGCTTGAACCCCTTACGGTCAATGCGACGGCATTGTTGGACCCCGGATTTATCGTGTTATCTCCGATGTTAGCGGGAACCTTGCGCAGAAAATTATTCGGGTCGAGATCTACAGCATCGATTAAGCTGTCTACTTCCGACTTTGAGTAGGTATCGCTTATAGTCGCATAAGTCGTTGCTACTCCAGACTCTATAGAAGACCGAAGAGATGATAGCTGTGTATCGAGATCGGGTTGTTCGATCTGCGAAGCTGAGAGTCCGGAGATAAGGCCGTCAATGCGGTTAATCTCCGTATCGAGATAAGAGCGAGTATAGACCGTGGATACCCCTGCCTTCGATCCCAGCAGCCTATTAATCTCAGTCTTGGTATAGAAATCCTGCACCCCGCCTAAGTTCGGCGTACATTGATCCCCGTAATAATTAGCTGCCACTGGACACTATCCCCCTACTCTGCTTTCAACGGGAACACAGATTAGATCGTTGTCTCCGGACGACAGAGATACCACTTCTCGGTTGGGTTGATTACATATCACCTTCTTCTCACATTTATCTTCCTTGTTGTTTTTGACACAGTAGAGTTTTTGCCAATAGTCGGCGGGTGGAGGTCCGGGTACAATCAGTTCGTTGTTGGCTGGCATGTCCTGGGTGGCCACATACACGCAGGTAAATGTCCCGCACCTGGTGTCGTATAAGACGATATCGGAAGAGCGGTAGAAGTATTGCTTTTCTATCTTGTATTCTCCCCACTCATCGCTATTCAGGTCTACATTCCACTCTTTCCCGGCCTCAGACCACATGGTCTGATACTTCTCAGGGTTATAGTACTCATATCTTCCTAATAGCTCGGATATATCAGGCAACCCCACCGGTTCCGACGTCACAATGTGGCATATCTCCGACCACAGGGCAGGGTTAAAGTTGCCCGCTGGCACTGGAACACTGGAGATGGCAACGTAGACCACGAGCTTATAGCCGTCATCTTCAATCCTTATCACCTCTTCCCCGACAACATAACTGTTACTGTCTGTATACTCAGCTACTTGCCAGACACCGTTTAAAGTGTTTACTTCGTCCCACGGCAAGTCTATGTCTCCCCACTCCGTGTAGATTCCTGCCTTCTCGTTGTAGAAGCGGGGGTACTGCTGTAATATCTCCTCAACACTCTTACCACAGGTGTTATCGATACACTTCTGCCCGATAATGTCTGATTCCGTGACTCCTTTGGCCGCCAAAGCCTGCAACTGCTCAGGGGTAAAACAGCTCCGAGGTAGTGCACTAAACGATCTGGCGGCCACGAGGCTTATTAGTTATAGAGGAAGTTGTCAGACACCATGGTGATTTCGACGGTGCTAGGGTTACCACTAGTGCGGTCTACAGCGCCGAAGTTTACCGAGGTCAGTTGGGCGTCGGGGAGAATGATGGTTCTGGAACCGAGGGGCTGAGGGTCTTCGCCACAGGTCACAGGGGTGATGGTTACAGTAATGAATTCGCAGCCATGAGATTTCCAGAAATCCAGAACATCAGCGTGCTGAATGGGGTCGAAGGGGGTGGCGATAGTCATCTCTGTAAGAGTCTTAGGGCCTTTGACATTGTAGACCCGCTGACGGATGCCATCGGCGTATTGAGCGGTAGCAGCGGTGTCTCTAATGCCGCTAAATGAGGTGAAGTAATGGGACCAGGGGCTAGCCTGGACGTAAAACTGGCTTTGTGAGGCCGGACGTATTTGAATCATGGTCAGAGGTCACTTGAATGTGTTGTCCTACAAAGCTTTCAACACCCGGCTACGCCGGGTGAGCATACTACAGATAGTAAGGAGCGAAGTATGACCAGTATCCGGTTTCTTCAGGGTTCAGGACAACACACTCTTTGTGAATAAACTTCCTGTTTAGCCTGTAAACCAGAGAGTAAGTGTTAATCAAATCCCCGATCTGTTCAGGCGATAACTGCTCTTCTCTCAACAAGAAGCTCTCGTACTCGACCATATCCCGGCGTAGTCCGTCGTACTCGGGGGGTAAAGAGCGAGAAGGGATGGTTCTTATCTCGTCGAGGAGGCGTTTGGAAGTAAAAACGATGTCCCCGGGGCTAGTATATTCGTCTATCACTATCCTCGACGTCTCCGCGTCGTTATCGCTAACACCCGTGGCAAGGCGTTCCCAGCCAATCTCGTCCATCCCGCCCTGCGAGAACCGCTCTGAGATACGCTTAGCGACTTTATCGCGAGTAGTCTGATCTTTGAGATCGCCGTCTTCATCGAATTCTGTGAAGTCGAGGTTTTCAGTGGATATGGGTGTCTGGTTGGATAGCATCTGGCCGATGGCGCGTTCGCCCAAGACCGGTGTATCGCTTTCTCCAGCCTCCATAGACTGCTGTTCAGCCATCCCTGGCATGCCTCCCATCTCTGACATATCCATCTTTTCGAGAGAGGGGATTTCCAGCTTATCCCTGACCCAATCAAGATCGCTAACACTGTATCCGATAGCTTGAAGCTGAGTTAGCATCTGTACAGTCTTAACGGGGTCTTCGCGCTGCTCGAGATCGTCGAAGTTTCTACGAATCCTCGGTACCGATGCGCCCGGATAATTCAGCTCCGTAAGCCAGCGTATCAGCGTTGCATTCAATGTCTCGTCAAGCTCTTCTGAGAAACTCTTTGCTTTTCTCATCCGAACAGAATCGGCCACGGAGTCGCGAGCGTATGAACCGGTGCTGCCAGTATCCTGACCGACTGTATTCTCCCCGTTGATCAGAAAGCTAATCTGCTGATCTATGTAGGTTATTAAACTCTCATATATTTCCGGTCTGCCATCGGGTTTTAGAAATTCTATGCTCATTTCGTCTGGGACGGTGACAGCGGTCTCTTGCCCCAACCTCTGCAGAGCGGTAAATAGAGATTTAACCTCTTCCTCAGGTGTACCAAGACTGAATTTTCCCACCGCTGTAGGTGTAGTATGCTTATCGGCATACTGAAGCCAAAAAGACATCAGGGTACGGCGAAATTCTACCAGAGAGTAGATCTGTCTACCCAGGCCCGTTCCATACGGGTCCATCATACTGCTGTAGGCCCAATGGCGATGAATTATCATCGACCTCAGGGGTATTGGCAATCCCTCCACAGGGGATTGAATAGTGATAATCCTCGGACTCACTGATCCGTCGGTATTAAGTATAAATTGAAACCGTCTCGGATCTCTTATTTTAATTTCTGAAGGGACGACATAGGAGCCCTGTCTTACCCAACAAACCTCTCCGATACTGATGCCCAAGATCAGTGATTCGCACATGCCACGGATAAAAGCATCGAAGCCTGAATTTGCTGTGACAAGCATTTCACGGCCACGGCTCTGAGCGCTATTACTCCCCATGTGGTAAAGTGCCTGACGGACAAACTCTGCCACTTCCTCGTCTTTATCGCTATCGGAGGCAGGGAATACTTCCCATTTTCGAGCTATAATCTCTCCTACCAGCTTCTCCCAAGCACTGATAACAGCACTATCGTTAAATAGCCGGACATAGTGCTCGACCGCTCTCGGTCCACCTCCGGCTTCGGTTATAAGGATATCATCCCTACGAACCAGGATAGTGTTACCGGATACGGTCGGAGTTCCGTTAAACTGGTAAGGGTCTCCTACATATCCAGCTAAAGAGCCTTGACTTAGCCCGAGATTATATAAGCGGTCATTGTAGCCCGTTTTTACAATACGCTTCTTATCAGTAGTATCATCTGCCATACGGCTATAAGTCACTCTTCTCCCTAGCTTTCAACGGATTTTTCGTCTTTACTTTTGTAGACAACATCGAGATCGAGGATGGCCGAGTACAGGTCTTCGCGACTTATCTCGCCTTTTTCATACATCTCTATGGTCTTCTCGGCATCTTCTATATAGACGCCAAAATCCGTATTGGTGAGTATATTCACCCCCTCGCTTTCTTTTTTATCTCTCTTAGGTCTTCTTGCCATAGTTTTAGATACTCCGGTAAGTATTGTTGCCACCGTTGTTTCCAGCCCTTGACGTCTGACAACTCGGTTGGCGGGTTGTTTCTGAATTCTTTGCGAAGGATGTGCAAAGAAGCGGATACAAAATCTCCGTTGTGACTATTATAGCATGTTTCGAAGGTGTGTCTATCGATGAAAGGGTAGGACTTATGCAACTCGGTATAGAGGGGGTCTTCAGAGATTAGTTTATCCTCAATAACCGATGTGTTCCATATATCCAGGCACCTAGAGAGAAGCTTTATGCAGCCCTCTAGTGTATTTTCACCGTATTTTTTCCTCATGCGGTTGAAATCATCGACCAAGGATTCCAGAGAAGATATGTCCTTAGCCTTGGGCCACCTGACCGATCTTTCTCCGCACCAGGATATTGTGATGAGAAGGGAGAGGAGGGGTAGAGGGAGATTGTCAGGATTTTCCAATCTCTTGGCCATTACCAGTGCTCCCTCTGCCACCACGGCTTTAGCTATCAACCCTTCATGCTCGCCTTTACATTTGCCATATGAGGTGTCCTGGTTAAAGGTATCACGTACCTGCTTCCTTTTCTCCGGAATCTCCAGGAGCTTCATCTCCCTCTCGTGCCTGTGCTTCTCCCTTACTTTCCACTTGTCGTGCTCTATTATTTCTCGAACTAGATCGGGAGGCAGATTTAGACTTGCCAGATCCTTTAGTTGTCCCAGAAGGTCCTGATCCATTGCTAGATTTTAGCACGTCTTGACGAGAGATGCTTACAATGTCCTTGTAAGACCAGGAATAAATGATGCGGGTCGAAGAAGAGCCTGGAATCCTGCCCATATCGATGCCTCTGAAGAACAGGGTATTCAGCTCTCGATCAATCGCCGCTCCGGGTTCGTCATACATAACGATCCTGACGTCGTCCGGAACGACTTCCATGGCGTAGTGAAGGGAGGCTAGGGTCGTATGGTCATAACCACAGAATACAAGGTGGTTATAGCTTGTCAAGGGAATGAAAACCTTTGACGGATCGAGAATGAGCTGGCTTACCTCGACTCCGGGGACGCCGGATAGCTCGGAGTCCAGGTGGTCGATCATTTTTCCCAAATCTTTTTCGGACTTGGAATTTTCTGTGAAAATCAGGGCGATCTGGTAGGACATCGGTTGAAAGCTAATTAGCAGTAGAATTATAGCACAGGATTTTGTGTCTGAGATCGGTAAGTTAGTTACGGAAAGGGCAGGTATCATTGTTACCAGGGGTATCGATGAATACCCGGGGTATCTCAGTGATCAGGATAAGTTAAGATTTTATAAGATAGCCATAGACCTACTCTTATCTATCAACGCAAGGATAGAGTCGAATGAAGTAGCTACGCTGTCCCCGTTAAGAGATCAATTGATCTCCGGAGTGTTCGCTCTTGGCATCAATCAAGAACTGGCGATAGCTCTGTTTAAATCTGTAGCTAAGAACCTCTATGAGGAGATAGATAGGTCGGGGTATAGGGATCCCCGGGTCATAAGGGAATTCGAGAAATACGAATCTCTATTAGAGGAGAGTATTTCCGATATAAACGTCCTG